CGGAAGTACCTAACGTGTGGGACATAAATGATTTTGACTGATGCCTGTAGTTTACAATGACAGTTTAGATGACCAGATGGCGTTTGACGCCGTTCAGTCCTTTGTTGGGGGTCAGGTTAGCAACGTGCGTTCTAACCTAATCGGGCCGACTCAGTATTCTGAGGGGGTCAATGTGGACATTGATCGGTTTGGTGGAATCATTACCAGGCGCGGTTTGGATGATGATTACGGGATTATTCCAAACACAAATTCCTACAACTGGAACGAAGCTACAAACAACTGGGAGACTTATACCTCAACATGGAACGCCGACCCGGAGCGTGTTGATTCGGTTTTCTATTTTGATACGCCCAGCCTTGAGCAGTTGCTGGCTGTAGCTGATCAGAAAGTTTACAAAAACATTGGCGGAACAACTTGGACTGAGGTTACGGGCTACACCCCGGCAGATGGCGCCAACGTGGAAATGGCGCAGCTAACCGACAAGGTTTATCTGACTGACGGAACCAATAATGTACGGAGTTACGATGGATCGACATTCACCGACGAATCGACGGGATCGGGAAACCCGCCGATCTGCAAATATCTCAAAACGCATACAAACCGTCTCTTCGCTGCCGGGGTCTCGTCAGTGCCGGATGCTTTATACGCCAGCGACCTGCTTGATGGTTCCACCTGGGATAACGTCAACAACCAGATAAGGATTGGAGGCTCGGTAGGGGATCCCATCACCGCCATCCACCCTTGGATTGGGGTGAATCTGGTAGTGTTTAAGGAGCGTTCGATTTTCAATGTGGTCGCTGATCCTACCGCAGCAACTGCTGCCAGTTGGTCGGTTGAAACTATTGATACCCGGATGGGATGCGTATCGCATCGGTCAGTGGCACAGGTCGGTCAGGATTTATTCTTCTTGGCGCCAGACGGCATTCGCACCGTGCGATCAATTTTGGAAGGTGCCGCTCAAGCAGTCAGTGAACCTATCTCAATCGGCATCCAAGATGTAATTGATACGATCAACTGGAACTACGCAAAAGAGCAAGCATGCGGTGTCAGTTGGAACAATCACTACATTTTGAGTGTGCCCACTGGGTCCAGCACCACCAACAACACAACTATTGTATACAATACCGTCGCCAAGGCGTTTGTGGGCACTTGGACATGGGATGCCACCGATTTTACCGTAAGCGCCTTCAGCGGCAATCTGAGGCTCGTAATGGGCACTGAATCCGGCAAGGCGCTGGCATACCTTGATTACGTCCAAAATACCTCTGAAACGGACGAAACTTACCAGGATGACGGATCAAATTACACTTCCAGCGTGTTGACGCGGGGTATGACTTTTGGCGAGCAGTTCAGTGAGTTACTGCCGAACCATGTTGAGTTGGAATTGAAACCGGCAACTGCTACTGCAATTAACATTCGGGCGATCTTGGATGAGGAATCTGATTCGGTTGTAAACCAGCAGTTTATTAATACGGAGACAAGCGCACTAACTCTGCCATTTACCCTGCCAGTGACGTTCCCGAAAACGGTGCCGATCCGGAACTCGTACAATTTATTAAGCAATGGACCGTGCCGGGAGATGCAGTTCAAGGTTGTTACCAATTCGGGCAAAATGTGGGTTCGCGGAATTAAGGCCAGCGCCTTTGTGAACTCAATCGAGCAGGAAACATGAGTGAAGGAAATCATTCAATTGATTCGGTCCTGCGTTTCGCCAGGGCGAACGATTCTCGGAACTGGTGTTTCGGAGGATGGCCGGACGATATCATGGGAATTTACCTGTCGTGGCACCATTCAAATGGAAGTCTGGTCCTCGTCGAAGACAACGGCGAGTTGGTCGCGTTGGCGGTTGGGACGAAGATGCTTGAGACTGACATCGATAAGCACTGGAGGTGCTGGGACAAAAGCGGAGACTGTATGCTTCTCTCGGACGTTGTGGCGAAGACGAAACAAGGATTGGCAGCGTGTCTCGACGAACTCGATGTTCGTTGTCCCGAATGGCGGGAATTGAAGTTGTTTGCCAACCGGCACGGCAAGCGGAAGCAGATTAAGCCGGAAGTATTTGAGCGAATTGTTGAGCGATGGAAATAACCGGGCCAGTAATTGAGGGGCAAGGGTTTGAGCATAAACCGCCTACAGCAAATGTGGTTATGCAAAAGCCAATCCCGGTTGGTGTTTATATAGGCCAATCGCGGTTGGGTGATGATGACCTGGGCAAAAGCGCAGTGTGGGTGCTACCGCACCAGCCGCACGTTGCCGAGGTGTATGTGAGCAAATTTAAGGGCGACCTGTACGGGTCGTATTTGACCGTAAAAAATCTAATGGAACTAAACCGGGAAGACTTAGTGGGGTTGTACGATAAGGCTTTAAATGAATGATCTAATGAAACAATGCGAACGGGCGGCGCAAAGCATTGTGGCCGCGTATGGTGAACGATTCTGGGCAGCACGGGATGCGGTGAACAAGGGTACGCCTCCCCCGGCACCAGACTACTCTGATTCAGCAGCTAAAGGAATTGAAACAGATATCCGAACTCTACCAGCGCGGAAGATCATTGAGTCATTAGCCAAGTCCGGCGGCAAAGGCCGGGTTCAGGTTGGCGGAGAATGGATCGACGTAGACTTCACTGGGTTCGGTGATATTGATCAACTGGGAATTGATCTGGAGGCAATGCGGACCAGCGCCGATGCAATTGCCGCCATGAACCTCGACATCCAGCAACGGTATGGCGAGCAGATGAACCTTGAGCAGTTGAAGCGCATCAAGGAGGCGGATCCAGTTGGTTATGAGCTACGCCAGAAATTGGCCCAAACCACGCTGGAAGAATTATCTGCCGGACGAGAGTTAGGGGAAGATGCATCCCGCCAGGTAGAACAGAGTGTGCGCGGCGCCCAATCTGCACGGGGCAACGTATATGGCTCTGCCAACATCGGTCAGGAGGCTTTAGCTAAGTTTGATGCAGGTCAACGCCTTTTGACGCAGAGAATGTCTCAGGCGCAAGCCTACGCGCTAGGAACACCCATTACGGCGCAGTACGGGGCAATCAGTGGGGCGCAGCAAGGTGCTGCTAACTTTGCGCCAATGCAGTTGCAGCAGGGCATTGGTCAGAACCCGAACGCGGCAGGTCAGGCAGCACAGTTTGCCAGCAGCAATTACTCAACCTATGTGCAGGGGTTAGGGAACCAAAGTAATCCGTGGATGGAGGGATTAGGTATGGTTGCTGGTGTGGCGGGAGCGGCACTTGGAGGACCGCTTGGAGCAGTGGCGGCTGGTGCGTTAACTAGCGGCGCAGGTGGGGTTAATGTTAATCCGGTCACCACAACTCACAGGCGATAAAGGAATAAAATCTAATGGCACGAAAAAGTTCATTCTTACAGGGGTTTGAGGTTGGTACCGACCTTTACAACAAGGGTTTTGAAAGGTCGCAACGGACGCAACAGATGAAGTTGCAGCAGGATGCGCAGGAAAGGCGCAATCAGCTTATTGACTCTCAACTGCGTGAGGCGCAGGAGAGAGCAAAAGAGCGGGCACGGCAGAGGGGATTAAGGGACAGTGCTGGCGTTAGCTTCATGGCCCTTAAAGACATAATTAATTCCCCTGATCTAAAGACTGATGAGCAAAGGCTTAGTGCGTTTAGGTTTGCGGAAGAAAAACACCTTTCAGACATACAGGCGCACGGGGATACATACGATAATTACAAGCTTTGGCGAGATACGCTTTTTGAAAAACCTGTTTTCCATGCGTCTGAAGAAAACCGAAATCAAGAAAGGCAACTTGCCCTTATTGGTTTGCACAACAAAAAGAAATTGGCCGAAGACAATGCGTCGCTAGTGCTTCAGGCCCAGAAAATAAATCCTTCGTTTAAGCCAACCACTTTAGTCGAGGCGAATGATCCTGAAGGCTACGCATCCACCATAGCCGATGCCACAGCAATCGTTACTGGTGAGGAAATTAAAGGAATGTACGTCAAGGCTGGCTTACCTGTTCCGGCAGAACTTGATGTTGACGGTAGCGGGACGGTTGATCGTGAGGATGTATACGGCGCCACTGGCGTAATATCCACCCAACTAGAGGAAAGGGCCAAAAGAACGGCGGCAGCGGAAAGACAGGCTGATCTTGACGATTTCCAGACGAAGGAAGACATAAAACTTAGGAATGATCTTCTGCTTGAGAAAGCCAAAAACATCACTGCGGGTCAGCCTATAGAAGAAAGTTTTGTTAATGACCTAGCAATGAGCGGGATGGCTGTCACTACTTCAACTATGCCAGGGCAAAATGCTTTAGTGGCAAAGGTGAACCAAAGGCGTGCTGAGGTTTACAACCAGATAAGCGACCAAAATACGCCCATGACTCAGAAGCTCCAATTAAGTCGAGTATTTGGGGAGGGTATGGGAGTTGATCAACGGCGCGGGTTTGAAAAAGCAATTACCGTTAGGGATCAGATTAAAGGAGTTGAATCTGCATGGAAAAGCGTTGATTCGGGTAAATTAAAATCAAAATTTGCGAGCGTTAAGAAACTGTTTGAAACTGATGAAGGTATGGCAATTCAAGAAATGGATGGACTACTTAATGCCATCATCCCCAACCTTGCCCGTGGTATTTACGGGGAGGTTGGTGTTCTTACTGATAACGACATTAAGAACTACAAGGCGGCATTTGTTTCAATTGAAAACCCAAGAGAAGTTAACGAAAAACTTTATGAAATTACCAAAAACTTGGTTGATGACGTAATTGTTAGGAAATTGGAAGACTCAATAAGTGCTAGGCAAAATGTTTCAGGGTACACCAGACTTTACTCTGATATAACAGGTGAACCGATCTACAGGGAATCCAGTAGCCCAACCAACGCAGCCAACCCCGCCCAGCAAGGTGGAATGGTTATGCCGAGGATTCCGGAACTTAAAACAAGTTACCGAAGCACTCAGGATGCTGAAAACAGTATTTTGGCTAATGCGGTAATGATGGGTAAGACCTCTGGCACCGTTAACTATAAGTTGCCTGGCGAAAACGGCATGAGGCAATACAAGTTTACCAGAAGAGAGGTAAGTGATTTTGCTAACACAATGATTGATATGGGTGCGCATAAGGGAACTTACCCGGATGGCAGCGCAGTGGTTCACTCAATGTTTATGCCTAACAACCCAGCGCCAACCCAACCGGCGCAGGATCAACCCGACCCAACTCCTAATCAAATGGCGCCAACAGGCACACCGGAAGGTCAGCCAGCGCCTAAACCAAATATGGAGTTCAACCCCAACGAACCTGCTGAAGGCCCGAAGGAACCTGTTCCCGGTGCCGATCAAGGCGTTGAGGGGGAGACGGAGCAGGAGAAAGAATCTCCGTATGATCCAACCTTGCAAGAACGCCGGCAGCAACGCATGTCGCAATACCGCAAACAAAGTGGCGCCTCAGACGAACCCGCCGAAGGACCGAAGGGGCCAATCCCCGGCGCTGATCAGGGTGTTGAGGGTGAGATGGAAGAAGCTGAAGACATTACACCATGGGAAAGCGAGGAAGAGCGTCAGGCAATGGTAGACGGTCAGGTTAAGGAATATCGCGCCATACAGGAGTTCCAAAAATTAGCTGATAACGGTGGTGGGGGAGATCCTTACTCATTCGTCCGGCACCGGGTTAAGATTGGAGGCACTACCGGCGAGATTGTCCGAACCAATTCACGGGGCGTGTTCATCAGGATCCCCAACGGGCCTACACGGTTTATGTCATGGGGCGGATTGAGTAAGCGGATTGAGTCCGGAGATTTTAAGCCAAACAAAGCACGTTTGAATCAGCAACTTAAAGGCGAATAATGGCAGACAAAAATCGAGAAGATTGGATCAAAAGTTTTTATTTTGGTGAGGCACCCAAACAGCAAAACACTGGTGGCTTAACATTAGCAGATGAACTTGACCGTCTTTATGAGGAGCGGCAAAAGCGAAATAAAAACAATCACAGGCTAGTTACTCGCTCCGGGCATGATACTTTCATGGAAGACGAGTACGGGCGCCAATTCTTTACCTACGAGGGTTGGAAGGAAAATCAAGAGGCTAGTGTTGCCTACATGAAACTCGCTGGTGAGGCGTTAAAGCATTTAGGGTCTGGTTTTTTTGAAGGGCAAGGATACAAGCGTTTACCTCAAAACATGACTGAGGCGGGGTTGCGTGCTTTAGATGGTATTATTGACCTTGGTAAAGGCGCTGGAAGGTTTACCGCAAAATTATGGAGGGATGATGAGGAGGCAAATAAAGCCTCATACAACGCCTACCTCTCATTGACGGGTAAGTTTTTAGACCTTCAGGGGGTCTACAAGGATGAAGAGGGAAACATTGTCCCGCCTAGCACTCCTGGCGCAAAGAAAGTTCAAGGCCCGCAAAGTTACCTTGGTAATTATGCGCGTGGATTGGGTGATCTATTTAATGACCCGGTTAAAGGCGAAGCACTGGGAGAGTCGTTTGATGAGGACGTAAACATGAAATGGGCCGACTCTTGGTCCATCTTACTAGACCCAACCTGGCTTATACCTGGCGGGCAAGCTGCGAAGGCAAGCAACCTTGTCGATAAGGGTGTTAAGGGAGAGAAGCTGGCTCGCCTCACAAAGTCGCTCAAAGACATTGCCGAAAAAGTTCCCAAAAGCGAAAAACTTTCTAGCGCCGGAGAATGGGCCGCGCAGTTTGCTCGGCGCCCCGCCACTAGGACTGCGGATCTTGCCGGTAAAGCTGTTTCCAAAACAGGGGAAGGAATAGCAAAAGCGGCAGATACAAAGGTTGGTAAGTATGCTGCCGCAACTGCGGTTGGGTACGGAATCCATAAGGCGATTGAAGATGATGAATCGCTTATCGATACACTTATTGCTGGGATTGGTACATACGCTACAGCAAAAGGTGCGCCTAAATATATTGGCAAGGTTGGCGCCAAAGCTAAAACAATAGGCAACACCATCAGCGGCGCCGCAAGGGGTGCGCAAATGGGTAGCTTGGGTATTGCGGCAAAGCAGGGAGGCTACTCGCAGGGCGCAATTGAGGCGCTGAAGCGGATTGATAATCCTGCGATGAACCGGACACTGCGCCTTGCTGGGGAGATATCAGACGCAGCAGTGAAAGGCTCAGTGTTTGGTGCGGGCATGGGCTATTTGATTGCTGGTAGGGAAGGCGCTGCCGGGGGTTTAGGTGTTGGTGTTCTGGGCGGTCCTATCGGTATGGCGCAGGGTTACGCGCTAGGCAAGATTACGGGCGCCGGAAAGATTACTTACGCTACAAAGGAAAACGGGAAGATTGTCACCAAAGAGGTAGACTCTATCCTGGATATTCCTGACCAAGATTTAGTCTCAAACTTTTTGGCTCAACTACCAAGCTCAGATCGGGAAGTTCTTACAGGTCAGCTTCTTCCACCTAAACTTTTAGAGTTAGCAAAATTAGATGCATTTGGTCGCGGCATGCTGATTGGCGGCGATACTGGCGATCTAAATATCCGCTACATGACAACGGATCAAATTGCCGCTGATCCTCAATTGCGCGGGACGCTTGGCAGTGCGGAGGCTGGCTATCAAGGAGTAGCCATAGATGATTACAATGGGAAACCTTTGGTAGTCGTAAACATTTCCGAGGCAGTGAATCCCCTTCGCGCATTGGCGCATGAGTTGTTCCATCCTAAATTTGAGTCTGGCGACCCCAGTGATCCATTGATGGCATTCAGGGCGCAATTGGAATCAAACCTTTTTGGAATAAGGGACCAAGAGGGCAATGAGGTTGTTGCCGGTCAATACAATGACGCTCAATTCAAAATGCTGGAAAGCGACTACGTTTCCATGATGAGCGAAGGTTGGCAGTCTGATCACTACCAAAAGTCTATTCAGGCTAGGCGCAGCTTTGTTGCGGGAGAAATTTTATCGGAAGCGTTTGGCAACTTTGCCGAGGCGTCAAAAGGAGATGTGGTCGCCTACGCCAATAAGGTTAATAAACGAGCAAAAGGCACTTCCCCGGAGGCTGGCTTACTTACAAACCAACTTTACAAGTTCCAATCAGCTTTACTGGCAAGAATGCAAAATGCATTTAA